GTGTACGAGTGGTATTCTTCTGGGCCTAGACAGCGTTTGCAACCGGGCGGAGCAATTGTGATTGTGATGACTCGCTGGGGAAAAAGAGATTTAACAGCTCAAGTTGTAAAAGCTTCTGTTCAAAGAGGTGGAGAAGAATGGGAGGTTATAGAGTTCCCTGCGATTATGCCAAGTGGTAAACCTCTTTGGCCTGAGTTTTGGGATTTAAAAGAATTAACTGCTCTAAAAGATGAATTACCTGCTCACAAATGGTCAGCTCAATATATGCAAGAGCCGACAGGTGCTGAAGGAGCGATGATTAAAAAAGAGTGGTGGAAAGTTTGGGAAGGAGATAGACCTCCAGCCTGTAATTATATTATTCAGTCTTGGGATACAGCTTATTCAAGAAGCACACGTGCTGACTACTCAGCATGTGTTACGTTAGGTATCTTTCGCCGAGATGATGAAGATGATAACTCACAGGATAATCAGATTATTATATTAGATGCATTTAAAGATAGATTAGAGTTCCCTGACTTAAAACAGAAAGCATTAGAACTTTATAGAGACTATGAACCGGATTGTTGTATTATAGAGGCTAAAGCAGCAGGTTCACCTCTAATTCATGAATTAAGGAGTATGGGTATTCCTATACAAGATTATACCCCAACCAGAGGAAATGACAAGATTACCAGAGTCAATGCGATTACGGATTTCTTTGCTTCGGGAATGGTATGGTACCCACAAACCAGATGGGCAGAAGAAGTAGTGGAAGAGTTTGCTTCTTTTCCTGCGGGTGAACATGACGACTTAGTTGATGCGACAACACAAGCTCTTTTACGTTTTAGACAAGGCGGGCTTGTACGTTTAGCGTCTGACGAACCCGATGAAATTACATATTTTAAAAGCCCAAGACGGGCTGGATATTATTAGGATAAATCATGGCTAAAAATAGTATAGAAAAAAGTTTATATTCCGCACCAGAGGGTATGCCTATGGAAAACGCTATGGAACCTGATGTGCAGATACAAATAGAAGATCCGGAACAGGTAACTATAACCACAGATGATATGCAAATTATCATTGATCCTGATGCTGACGTAGGCACAGGCATAAAAGAGTTTTCAGCAAACTTAGCTGAATATCTGGATGAAGAAGAATTAATTCAAATATCTGAAGATTTAATAGCGAGTTTTGAAAGTGATAAAGCTTCAAGAAAAGATTGGGAAAAAACTTACAGAGATGGACTTAAATTACTTGGATTAAAAATTGAAGACAGGAGTGAACCTTGGACGGGGGCATGTGGTGTCTTTAACCCCATCTTATCAGAAGCTGTTGTCAGGTTTCAAGCTGATGCAATAATGGAAACTTTTCCTGCACAGGGGCCAGTTAAAACACAAATCATAGGTAAACTTACTAAGGAAAAAGAAGAAGCTGCCAGACGTGTCAAAGACGACATGAATTATCAACTTACTGTAAAAATGGCAGAGTACAGACCTGAACATGAAAAGATGTTATGGTCTTTGGCTTTAGCAGGAAGTGCATTTAAAAAAGTGTATTACGACCCTGCGTTAGAAAGACAAATCTCTATATTTGTGCCAGCAGAGGATTTTGTTATTTCATATGGTGCATCAGATTTAAAAACCTCTGAACGCTATACACACATCATGCGTAAAAATGCAAATGAGGTAAAAAAACTACAGGTGGCTGGTTTTTATAGAGATGTAGAATTACCAGAGCCGGAAGAAGTAAGTCCTGACTATTCTGAAATACGTCCTGATATGGAAGAAGCTAGTGTCAGTGCAGATGATCGTTATATTTTGTTAGAAGTTCATGCTGATTTAGTTATTGAAGGCGACCCATTAAAAAGTGAAGATGATATAGCTGTTCCATACGTAATAACTATTGAAAAATCTTCTGGAGAGATTTTAGCTATTAGAAGAAACTGGGATTCTGAAGATAAAACTTATCAAAAGCGTATGCATTTTGTCCATTACATCTATATTCCCGGTTTTGGATTCTACGGATATGGTTTAATTCACTTAGTCGGAGGTCATGCCAAGTCAGCAACCTCACTTTTACGTCAATTAGTGGATTCTGGTACGTTAAGTAACCTTCCGGGGGGTCTAAAAACACGAGGATTACGTATAAAAGGCGATGATACGCCTATTTCTCCGGGAGAATTTAGAGATGTGGACGTTCCGGGGGGTAAAATTAGCGAAAATATCACATTTTTACCGTATAAAGAGCCTTCCCAAACGCTTTTAGCCCTTATGAATATGATTGTAGAGCAAGGAAGGTCACTTGCAGCAGTTGCAGAGCTAAAAATATCTGATATTAATAAAGAAACTCCTGTTGGAACGACTTTAGCGTTGTTAGAACGTAGTTTAAAGGTCATGTCAGCAGTACAAGCCCGTATTCATGCGGCTATGAAGACAGAATTTCAGCTTTTAGCTACAATAATTAGTGAATCTGCACCCAAAAACTACGAATATACCCCGAAATATAACGATTCTGAAGGTGTAACTACTAGAGAAGACTACGATATAGTCGAGGTTATTCCTGTTTCTGACCCAAATGCGTCAACAATGTCGCAAAGAGTTGTGCAATATCAGGCGGTTTTACAGTTAGCTTCATCTGCTCCTCAGATGTATGATATGGCTCAATTACACAGACAGATGCTAGAAACTTTAGGTGTAAGAGCAGTTGAGAAGATACTTCCGTTGGATGATGACCAAAAACCTTTGAATCCAATAAGTGAAAACATGAACGCTATACAGTTACGACCTTTAAAAGCGTTTATATATCAAGATCACGAAGCACATATAAAAGTTCACATGAACGCTATGCAAGATCCTTTGATTCAACAAATGATAGGACAGAATCCAAACGCAAAAGCAATAGCTTCTTCTTTACAGGCACATATTGCAGAACATTTAGCGTTTGCATATAGACAGAAGATGGAAGAAGCAGTTGGTTCACCTATGCCAGCTCCTGAACAACAGTTATCAGAAGAGGTAGAACTTCAACTATCTCGAGTTGCAGCAAAAGCTTCAGACATTGTATTGGGTATGAGTAAACAACAAGTTGCGGCACAACAAGCTCAACAAGCTAAACAAGATCCACTTGTGCAAATGCAGCAAGCTGAACTTAAACTTAAACAAGCAGATGTTCAACTTAAGCAAGAAGAACTCAAACGTAAGAGAACTAAAGATGTCATGGATTCAGCAGCTAAAGCTGACCAGATTGAAGTTGAAAAGCAAAGAATTGCTACTCAAGCCCAGATTGATGGGGCACGTATTGGTGTAGATGCTGCAAAAGCGAAAGATAAAATGGCGGCTGACCAACAAATTGAAGGATTGAAAATAGGTATGGACATAGCCAGAGAAGCGGCACAACGGCAAGAACAAGAGTCTGTAGACGATACAAAACCAACCCCACCGGAAGGAACGCCAGATGCCTAGATCGTTTGAAGAAGTAATTGTAGAAAAACTTAGAGAGCATATGAATAGTTACGCTGATGGATTAGCTTCCGGAAGTGCACAAAATTTCCCTGACTATCGGTTTCAGGTTGGGGTAATTCATGGACTGTCTCTTGCTGAAAGAGACATCCTTGATGTAATTGAAACTGCGAAACAAACAGAGGATAGTACATGAACACTAGAATAGGTGCGATAGATAAACAAAAAACGCAAAAACTAGCTGAAGAAATTGGAGAGTTAAAACTCCCACAACCGTCAGGATATAAGATCCTTATTACTTTACCAAAGATTGAAGATACTGTGGGAGATGCTGGAATTGTTTTAGCAGATTCTACAAAAAGAGCTGAAGAGATCGCTTCATGTTTAGGTTTTGTAGTAAAGCTTGGGCCTCTTGCTTATAAAGATGAGTCGAAGTTTCCTGATGGGCCTTGGTGTAAAGAAGGCGATTTTGTAATTATGAGAAATTACTCTGGCACTAGATTCAATATCCGCAATGAAGAATTTAGATTAATTAATGACGACCAAATAGAAGCGGTTGTCGATGACCCTCGTGGATATACCCGTGCGTAAGGAGAATGAAATGGAAAACCAAGAAGAAAAAGTTGAAGTAGAAGCAGTAGAACAGGAAGGTACTCCTGTAGAAGAAACTGAACCAAAAAAAGAAGCGAAAAAAGAAGAGTTAGAAATAGAAGTAGTAGATGATACCCCCGCAGAAGACCGTGGGCGTAAATCTATGAAGACTCCTCCGAAAGAACCTACTGAAGATGAAGTTAAAGAATATAACGCAAAAGTACAAAAACGAATAGATGAGATGAAACGTGCTTGGCACGATGAACGCAGAGAAAAAGAAAAAGCATTTAGAGAACAACAAGAAGCTATTAAATACGCAAAACAAATTAAAGAAGAAAATGAAGCGTTAAGACAAAAATTATCAGATGGTGAGAAGACTTTGATGGAGCAATCCAAACAAAAAGCAGAAGCTTCTATTGCTATGGCTAAGAAAAATTTGACTGCTGCACAAGAATCAGGAGATGCTGAACAAATATCTCAGGCGATGGCAGAGCTAACTCAACAAAACATTGAGTTGGAAAATTGGAAGCGGTATGTACCTCAATACGATAAAACAGTTGAAAAAACTTCAGAAAATACTTTACAAAAAGAAGAGAAAGAGTTACCGTTAAATCAACCTGTTCAACAGCCAGCCCCACCAGATGAAAAAGCTATGGCTTGGTACGACAAAAACAAATGGTTTGGGGTTGATGATGAATTAACATCATTTGCTTATGGACTGCATACCAAACTGGTAAAGGACGGGACTGATCCCCGTTCAGATGAATATTACGAGAAGATAGATTCTCGGCTGAGACAAGTATTTCCAGAGAAGTTCGATGAAGAACCTCAAAAGGAAACTACTAGCCAACAACAAAAAACGGTGGTAGCCCCGGCGACAAGAACGACTCCAAGTAAAAAGATTACGTTGACAAAAAGTCAAGTAGCTATTGCTAGGAAATTAGGCGTTCCCTTAGAAGTTTACGCTAAACAAGTTGCACTACAGGAGAAAAGATAAAATGGGTAATCGTGTTGATCGAGAACTTCAAACGAGAGAAAAAGAATCTCGTGCTATGAGTTATGCACCTCCACAACAACTACCTGACCCGAAACCTATGGACGGTTATAAATTCCGTTGGGTTAGAACTGCGATAAATGGACAGTCTGATGTCCGTAATGTTTCTGTTCGCCGTAGGGAAGGTTGGGAACCTTGTAGAGCGGAGGATCATCCGGAGTTGGCTCTGTCTTTAGATGATTCATCTAAGCAGTCCGGTAACGTAGAGATAGGTGGTTTGATGTTATGTAAAGCACCTGTTGAGATGACAGATAGTCGTCAAAAGTATTACGAGGATAAAGCCAGTCAACAGCTCACTGCTGTTGAGAATAATTTTATGCGAGAGAATGATCCGAGGATGCCTTTATATTCAGATAAAAAGTCAACCACGACATTCGGTAAAGGTAATTAATTTAGGAGATAGAAAATGGCAGCTACTGCTTCCCCCTTTGGGTTAAAACCTACCAATATGATTGGTGGTGCACCCTACAATGGCGGTGCTATTAGACATTATCATGTAAAAGCTAATAACTCTGCCGCTATTTTTAATGGTGATTTAGTTGTGTTAAGTGCCGCTGGTTTACCAGCCGCTGTATCTTCAACTCCCACTGCTAACGAACTTGCAGCTACATCTGCAAACGGAACGCCGGGAATTGTAGGAGTTATGGTTGGTGCTAGGTATGTTGATAATAACGGACAGCTATTATTCAAGCAATTTTTACCAGCTAATGCTACAACTTCAGGATTTACAGAAATCAAAATACTGGTTAATGATGATCCAAGACAGTTGTATAAGATTCAAGGTAACGCAGCGTTGGGAACATTCAACAGCGGTACAGATGGATCTGGTTTTGCTGGTGCTGTTGGTAAAAACTGTTCTTTAGATTTCAGTACATCAGGTAGCACAAGTACAGGTAATTCAGGTGTATCACTTAAAATTGATACTAACGGTGGTACTTTAGCAGCAACTGAAACTCTTGCTATGAGAGTTATTGATGTTGTTGAAGGCACTGAAACTGATAATTTCCCTGAGTTCATTGTTAAATTTAATGTTGGCGTACATGCGTATGACAACTCATTAGGCGTATAAGGAGACTTTAAATGGCTATTTCAAGAGCACAACTACTGAAAGAACTCCTTCCGGGCTTAAATGCTTTGTTTGGTTTAGAGTATGCCAAGTACGGCGAAGAGCACAAGGAGATATACGAGCAAGAAACTTCCGAGCGTTCATTTGAAGAGGAAACAAAGCTATCTGGCTTTGGTGCAGCTCCAGTTAAAACTGAAGGTGCTGCTGTAGAATTTGATAATGCACAAGAGGCGTTTACTGCTAGATATTCACACGAAACCATAGCTATGGGTTTTGCGGTAACTGAAGAAGCAATGGAAGATAATCTTTACGATAGTCTTTCTTCTCGTTACACAAAGGCTTTAGCAAGAGCGATGGCTTATACAAAACAAGTAAAAGCTGCAGCTACTTTAAATAATGGTTTTAACACTGCATTTACAGGTGGTGATGGCAAGCCTTTGTTTGCTACAGATCATCCATTAGTGAGTGGTGGTACAAACAGTAACCGTCCGTCTACAGGAGCAGACTTGAATGAAACATCTTTAGAAGATTCAGTAATTCAAATTGCAGCTTGGGTAGATGAGCGTGGTTTATTAATTGCATCACAACCAAGAAAGTTAATCATTCCTCCAGCACTACAATTCGTGGCAACACGTTTATTAGAAACTCAAGGAAGAGTTGGTACTGCTGATAATGATCTTAATGCATTGGCTAATAATGGTTCTATACCTGAAGGTTATTCAATAAACCATTATTTAACTGATACAAACGCTTGGTTCTTAACAACAGATATACCTAACGGTCTTAAGCACTTTGTTCGTTCACCTATGGCTACATCTATGGATGGAGATTTCGACACAGGTAATGTACGATACAAGGCTCGTGAGAGATATTCCTTTGGATTTTCTGATCCATTGGGAATGTTTGGATCGCCCGGTTCATCTTAATCGAGTGGGGGCCATGTGCCCCCTTCTCATTTTTGGAGACATAAATGGATATAATTATAAAATTTTGGGATGCTTGGACAAAGCAAGTATCTGAATCAACAAAAAGTGTCATAGACGGTAACGCTGCTATGGCAAAAGCAATGGTAGATTATTCTGAAAAACCTTATAATTGGGTAAAAGAAACTATCAAAAAATAACTAGGGTTAATTAGTCACACATACTGACCTAGCAGACGTATTAGAGATTGTGTGACGATGTGCTAATACACGGAGATAAAAATGGCAACAACAACATTTTCAGGCCCAATAAAAGCTGGGACAATTAGAGATACAACAGGGACGACTGTAGGAACTGATGTCGTAAACGTAGGTTCAGTTGTAATGGCTCAATCAGCAGTCATAGATATAATTGGTGCAGATTCAAACGATCAAGTTTGTGCAACTGTTCCAGCTAACTCTCAAATCATAGACGTAATCTTAAACGTAACTACAGTGTCAAATGATTCAGGTACGGCTGTCGTTAATGTCGGAACCTCTGCTGACCCAGATGCTTTCTTAAATGATGTTAATGTTAAGGCACTAGCAACTACTCATGGTACGTTAGACGCAGAAGCTACTGATGTTGGCTCAACCGACATACAAGTTTTAGCTGATTTTGATGGTCAAAACGGAGATGGTGATGCTGGTGCAGCTACGGTAACTGTTTTATATATCCAAAACAATAACCTTTCATAAGGAGTGAGTGATGGAATCAGATGTTAGAAGTCTATCTTTTACGTCTTCTTCAGCTACAGTTACACCTCGTTCAAGACTACAAGCTATATACTACGTTCACGCTGCCAGTGCTGATTTGACTTTCAGTAATGGATCAGGCGGAGGAACCACACTATTAGAGTTGACCGCTCCTAGTGCAATTGGTACAGAAACAGTTTATGTACCGGGTAGAGGTCTTTTGTTCGGTGATGGTATTCATGTAACATCTAGTAGCACAACTAATATACCTAGTGTTACTTTGTTTTATGAAGGCTAAAAGAAAAAAAGGAATGGGAATTAGAACTTCTGTGAAGTCGGGTAATTTTCGCCCGACTAAGCAGGGTGCAGGTATGACTAAAAAAGGAGTAGCTGCATATCGCAGAGCTAATCCCGGTTCTAAATTAAAAACTGCTGTAACAGGAAAAGTTAAAAAAGGTTCAAAAGATGCAAAAAGACGCAAATCATTTTGTGCTCGTTCTGCTGGACAAATGAAAATGTTCCCAAAAGCAGCTAAAGATCCAAACAGTCGTTTACGACAAGCTAGAAAAAGGTGGAAATGCTGATGAATGAAGCAATCTTAACAAAGACTAAACCAAAACCAAAGCCTAGAAGACGTAGAAAAAAACCTACGATTGAAAGTGAGATTGCTGTTCAAGCAAATGAAATACATCACATTCAAGATGATATGTATGAAATGAAAGCTGATATAGAAGAGATTAAAACATCTCTAGCTGAGATACATAAGGTATTATCAGAAGCTAGAGGTGGTTGGAAAACATTGATGTGGGCAGCAGGTGCAGGTAGTGCCGTAACTGCTTTTATAATTATGGTGCAACAATTTTTTTGGGGTAAATAGTGGCTAAGAAAGAGACAAATAAACCAACTAAAGTTGCTCTTGCACCTACTCTTGTACCACTGCTAAAAAAGGGTCTTATGTATGGCGGTGCTGCTGCTGCAGGAGCTGGAGCTGATGAGTTAATAAGAAAAGTATTTAGTGATGATAAGGATAATACAAAGAAAACAAGAGTGTCTTTTGATCCCAATAAAGGAGCAAAAGCATTAAAAGAAATGATTAGAGAAGAAACAAAGAAAGCCAAAAAGAAGGGCTTAAAAGGAGGCATAGAGACAGATTTCTATGAAGATAAAGGGAAAGTCCCACTAAGAAAACGTATCAAAAAAGCTAGAAAAGGAGGCTTAATTAGAAGTAAACCGAAAGATGGAATTGCTAAAAAAGGGAAAACAAAAGGGAGAATAATTCGTGGCGTACTTAATAAGTAACATACCGTATACGAAAGTTTGGATTAGAAAAGAATTTACACATGGACATCAAAAATATCACGGGGAGTTTATACACGGATTGGCAGTGGCTGTTACGACAATGCCAGACCGATGCCTTAGTTTCCAAATCATCTTCACAGGATGTGAAGAAGAGGAAGGTGAAAGTAACCCCCATGGAGGAGCAATGTGGGCAAGGATGCCTCTCACAGCCTTGTGTGGGGACATCCCAATGGATGAATGGCCTGAAAGAATGGAAACACACCTCGCACAACCGTGGGACTGCCCATCGCACCACCACTCAATTGTGTCCCTTGACAGGTGTAAACCTAGCCCATGGCTTGCAAAAATTGCAGGGGAATTTCATACAGCGAGATATCTCTTCACTGTGGACTACACCGAAAGCGAAATCGCAGACTGTCCAGCCCAACACAAGCAGAGTCACGTTATGGTGCTGACAGACGGAAAATGGAAGGGTAACATGGTCGCTTTACCTAACAATAGAGTCAGAGTTACTTCTCCTGCCCTTTGGGTTACAGGTGAAGGTGCTCCTGATTTTAGACCAACACAATTTACACATTGTGCGGAACAAGATGATTCATACATGGATCCGGACGTAACATTCAACAATCTTTATAGAGGAGATGAAAATGTCGATCTCGAGAAGTCAGATGTCAAAACAACTAAAAGGAAACAAAAAGGAAAAGAAAAAAAGTAACATTGCTACTGGCAATAGAAAAAAACTAGATGCTGATGGTGATGGTAAAATAACTGGAAAAGATTTCGCATTACTTAGACAACGGAAAGGAACTACGATGAGAAAGAAAATGGCTAAAGGTAACTCTGTAAAAATGTCCAAAGGTGGAGCAGTTAAGATGTCTAAAGGAGGAGCAGTTAAAATGTCCAAAGGCGGTGCTGTTATGACAAAAATGTCCAAGGGCGGAGCCGTTATGAAGAAAATGGCTAAAGGCGGTGCTGTTAAGATGTCCAAAGGCGGTGCTGTTATGAAGAAGATGGCTAGAGGTGGAAAGGTTAAATAATGGCTGCTAAAAAGAAAAAACCTTCTAAGAAAAAAGCGGGAGCAAAACCCACTAACCCATCTTTGTATGCTCGTGTAAAAGCTGAAGCTAAGCGTAAATTTAAGGTTTTTCCAAGTGCTTATGCATCAGGCTACATAGTGCGTGAGTACAAGAAAAGGGGTGGGGGGTATAGATAATGTCTCTTAAAGAGTGGTTTGGTAAAGGCCCAAAAGGAGATTGGGTAGATATAGGTGCCCCAAAGAAAAAGGGTAAATACCAAGCCTGTGGGCGTAAGTCTGCAAAAGGAGATAGCAAACGTGCTTATCCAAAATGTGTGCCAAGAGCAAAAGCTAAATCTATGACTGCGGCACAACGTAAATCTGCTGTTCAAAGAAAACGAGCAGCAGGGAATCCGGGAGGCAAACCAACAAATGTTAAAACGATCCTCAAATCCAAGAATACCAAGAAAAAAAGGTCAACCCGCAAGGTCTAAAAAACACTCTGACCTCTATACGGACGAAAACCCAAAGGGTACAATAAAAGGGTTGAAGTTTGCTACTAGAGAGGATGCGGTAAAAAGCGTAAGTAAAATAAGAAATAGTGGTAGGTCAAAAGCCCACAAAATTCAAGCTGCTATAGCTATGGAACAAAGAGCTAGAGTTATGGGTAAAAAATCTGCTGCTGGAGTTTACAGAAAATATATTAACAGTGTGAAAGCAAAATGACTACAACCGGAACTACTAATTTTAACCCAAACTTAATAGATTTGATAGAAGAGGCATATTCTAGGTGTGGCACTGAGTTACGCACAGGTTACGACTTATCTACTGCAAGACGCTCTTTAAATTTATTAACTATTGAGTGGGCAAACAGAGGAGTCAATTTATGGACTATAGAAGAGGGGTCTGTTGCACTCACCTCTGGAACTTCAGAATATGATCTACCTCTTGACACAATAGATTTACTAGACCACGTTATTAGAACGGGGTCAGGCACAACTCAACAAGATTTATCAATTAGCAGAATATCTGTTAGCACTTATGCTTCTATCCCAAGTAAAAACAACACAGGAAGACCTGTGCAAGTTTGGGTAGATAGAAGATCGGGAGCGACTACACCTACAGGAGTCGAAAGTCCTCGGATACATTTGTGGCCTGTACCAGATTCGGCTACCACATATACATTTGTATATTGGAGAATGAGGAGGATTCAAGACGCAGGGAACGGCGTAGAAACTCAAGACATACCGTTTAGGTTGATTCCATGTATGGTAGCTGGTTTAGCGTACTACTTATCTTTAAAGATACCAGAAGCAACTCCGAGGATTGAGATGTTAAAGATGTCGTACGAAGAACAATGGTTGTTTGCATCTGGAGAAGATAGAGAAAAGGCAGCAGTTAGATTTGTCCCTAGAGAATTTTATTTAGGAGGTTAAATGGGAAATCGTTATGCCGCTGGAAAACACACTATTGCCGAATGTGATAGATGTGGGTTTAGGTATAAACTCAAGGAACTTAAGCCTTTGGTAATAAGAGGTAAACATACAAACATCTTTGTATGTCCTCCATGTTTTGAAAAAGATCATCCGCAGAACAGATTAGGTCTGTATCCCGTAGAAGACCCACAAGCCATACGAAATCCCAGACCTGATTTATCAAGATTTGCAGAGTCAGATGCTAGAAATTATCAATTTGGGTTTAACCCCGTGGGTTTAAGTGATACGTTTAGTTTAAATGATATAAATGATTTAGTAGGCACTGGTGGTGTGGGAACTGTCACTGTCACTACGAGTTAGGAGTTATAAGTGAATTACACTGAATTATTTGAAACAATAAAAAGTTTTTGTGAAAATGATTTTCCAGATACAGAGTTTACTGATTCTTTAGGAGGATCTACGACAAACACTAGCACAGAGCAAATAAACAGATTTATAGATTTAGCTGAACAAAAAATATACAACTCTGTGCAAATACTAAGTTTAAGAAAATCTGTTACAGGAAACGTAACTCAGAATAATAGGTATTTACAAACCCCTACTGATTGGTTGTCTAATTTTTCATTAGCTGTCGTGGATGGCTCTGGAGTTTATCACTATCTTTTGAATAAAGACGTAAATTTTATTAGAGAAGCTTTCCCTGATCCCACTGCTACAGGAAGACCCACACACTACGCTCTTTTTGATAAAGATACATTTATAGTTGGCCCCACACCTGATACTGGATATACCGTAGAACTTTATTATTTTTATTATCCGGAATCTATTGTTACTGCCACTAACACATGGTTAGGAGATAATTACGACTCAGCTCTTTTGTATGGTGCTTTGTTAGAAGCTCAAGTGTACATGAAAGGTGAGCAAGATGTGTTTAAGAATTATATGGATAGATATAACGAAGCTTTAAGTGGCCTTAAAGTTCTTAGTGAAGGTAAAAACAGACAAGATACGTACAGAACTAAACAAAATAGAGTAGGAGTAGGGTAAAATGTTTGATATTAAAACTGGAGATATAAAATCACCAATCGTAAAAACCAGTAATTATGGTGGATTATCGGCTGATGATATCGCAGAAATATGCACGAATAAAATAATATCCGTTGCAGAAACTGCTCCTCCTGCAATTAGAGAACAAGCTAAGTTTTTTAAAGACAACTTACAACTTGTCCTAAAAGTATATATAAATCAAGCTATGGAATCTCAAAGAGACAGGGATATTCAAACCTGTATACGAGGAGGACATAGTGAGGCAGCAGATATATTAAGGAGATCATAATGGCAATTACACAAGCAATGTGTACCAGTTTTAAAGTAGAGCTTTTAACTGCTACGCATAATTTTACAAACAGTTCAGGACACACTTTTAAATTAGCTTTGTTTACAAATGCAGCTACTTTGGGTGCGAGCACAACTGCTTACTCAACATCAAATGAAGCTAGTGGAACAGGATATTCTGCAGGTGGTAATACTTTAACTAATGTAACACCTACATCTGGCGGTACCACAGCGTTTACAGATTTTGATGATACATCTTTTACAAGTTCTACAATCACCGCTAGAGGAGCTTTAATTTATAATAGTTCTCAAAGTGATAAAGCTGTTGTGGTGTTAGATTTTGGATCTGATAAATCATCTACATCTGGAACTTTTTCGGTTATATTTCCTACTCCAGACGCTAGTAATGCAATTATACGTATAGCTTAATGGGAGGATTAAATGGCTTTAATACAAGCAGACAGAGTAAAAGAAAGCTCCTCTACAACAGGTACAGGTAACTTTACATTAGGAGGTGCAGCAACAGGTTTTAGAACTTTTGCAGATGGTGTAGGAGTTAGTAATACTTGTTATTACGTGATTACAGACGATAATAGTTACGAGGTAGGTTTAGGTACGTTAAACGCTTCTGCCACATTAGCTAGAACTACAGTTATAACTTCCTCTAACTCTAACAACGCTGTTGATTGGGCAGCAGGGTCAAAAAGTGTTTTTACTACGTACCCCGGTTCTAAAGCAGTTATATTAGATGCTTCTAATAATTTAAATGTTGCGGGAGGCGTTTCCGTAGGTGGTACGTTTCAGGTAACAGGTGAATTTAACTTAACAGATGTTTCAGCTAGTGGCACATTAGATGTTGCAGGTAATGGTTCGGTTGGTGGCACATTCAATGTTGAAGGTGATCTTAAAAACACATCAGGTAATTTTACGGTAGCTCCAGCTACTCAGATATTTGAAATCAAAGGCTCTGGTTCAACTGAAGGA